GTCTACCTACTAAATCCATTTACATACCCTTCGTAAATCTAACATAGTTACCCATGCCATGATCTTTTGCACCATCAAGTAAACCAGATTTATATCCACGCCACTTGTCTTTGATTGCTTGCCAAGTTGTAAGTTTTCTTATATTACCATAGAAGTTGATATATTGCAATATGCCGTGATGTTTATAACCCATAATCCACAATGGAACTTTAGTAACAATATCGTTATTGTTTACAAATCTGTAATGTGGAGTTGAAATATTTTTCACAAATTTGCGAGTTCCAACACGAGGGGAACCGAATGTTGTCAGTTGTGTTACCTTTGTGAACTCTTCAAAACGTGAGGTTGCAAGTGTTGCCATTGCAGCTCCAAGTGAGTGTCCAGTGATATGAAACTCTTTACCTTCGTGTTTCTTTTGATGTTCAGAAACCTTATCCCACAATTTATCCAATTCACCTCTGAAACCAGAGTGTACCCAACCGTGTGTCATTGCACCACGAGGGATTGCATTCAAGTCTGCAAGAACATCAGAAATCTCAGTTGGTTCTGTTCCTCTGAAACAAAGCACATATGTTTGTTTATTCCACACTGCATGACACTGTGCGCCATCAATGTCCCAAAACTTGTGTCCTGTAAACCCAAGTTCCTTCATTATTGGTTTTGCGTCTTTACCGTCTAGATAAGCATTAGCGGCTAGTTTCGCCATTAGGTGTATCATTTGTATCTCTCTCTTCCGTTACGGCATTTTCGTAATAAACAATTATTTGTTCTTGTTGTTCTAAGAACCTTTTAATATCTGCAATGTTCAATGCAAGATTTTCATAATCCTTCATACTCAAAGCTACATACGCAACTTCACCATAAGTCTCTTCAAACTCTTTTACAAATTCCTCATAGTTATCTTTTGTAACTACGAATACTCTAGTATCACTGAGCTGGAGTGGCTTCGGGCGTGCTACTGTCGGTATTTGTATTCTCTCTATCTTGGTTACTGTTTTGATCTCCGGCTCCGGCCGTAGACTGCTGCAACCAGCTAGGAAGAGGATACTCATTAGTGTTACCAGTACCGCCCATGAAGTCACGCCATAAGTTCGCTGTAGCGCCATTCATTTTTCCTTCTAATACTTTAGAATCCTTTAATGCTTCCACAACAAGATTGAGTTTAGATAGTTTGCCTCTTAACTCATCTCCGTATGCTTCTGCCTTCTGCAAATCTTCTTGCAAAGTTTTATTTAGTGATGCCATCTTTGCAATGTCTCCTTGCAAAGCCTCAACACTTGCTTGTGCAGTATCTACTGCAACTTCCAATTGTGCATTATTCTCTCTTAATGTTGCAATGGTGTTTTGTGTGGTATCGTAATAATACTTTGCAGCATATCCAACACCGCCAAGAATACCAAGCAGCATTATTAATGCATAGACTTTTAACATTATTCAGATTTCCAAATAGTCCATGCACCATAGGCGATTGCTGCATATGCAACCAAGCCTGCAATTGGTTTTGCTATAAGAACAATCACACCCACTGCAACAAGCGCTGCACCGTCCCATGTTGTTCTCTCTTTAACTCTTTTAATAACCCAATTCATTGTTCAACTCCTTATTTAAATTGAAACTTCTGATTTGAAGTTGCAAAGTTTTTCTTACGCATAACAGTCTTAGCAACCAAATCAAGTTCTTGGTTTTTATTATCCCACTTCAATGCGAATGGCATATTAACGTCTGTTTGCATATCGTTAATTACCGCTTCAGCATCTGGGCCCAACTGTGCAATCTTTTTACCATACTTCTTAAAAGATTGTTTGAACATACGAATAAGTTCTGCCACAGTAATTTGTTTCTTGTTGCGTTCATCATTCACTCTGTCTAGGAAATGTCGTGTAAACTCAACATCAATCCCTACTGCTTTATATAGACGGTCGGCATACTTCTCCACACCATCTAAGTCTTGTTTAGAAATCTTTGCATCACCGGCCGCTGCATTCAAATCAGCAATTGGATGTATTGTTCCAAAAGGTGTGCCTGAGTAGGATTGTTCTGTAAATTGTCTAAAAGATTTCATTATGCGTTATATCCAGTAGTCTTGTTCACTTTAATAATAACATGGCCTGGGCCGTCAAGAGTAACTAAGATATTTCGTTCTGAATAAGAATTATCTACAAACCCATCATAGTTATATGAACCGGCACCAAGAAAATAATAATGCCCATGAACACCAGAACCACCTCTCTCTTTACGAGAAATGTCAATTTGTTTATCTTTCTTCGCACCCCAAAATATTTCTTTAATACAAACACTGGCTTCAGATGCATCAAAAGTTTCATTACTTGTTGCTAGGTTAGCAATATCAATTTCATGCGAACCACCAGAAGAACTGGTTTCATAAACCTGTATTACTGCTTCACCTTTTGCAATTTTTAAGTAATGGATATTTGCCATCTTACTTTACCTTTGACAGTGCAAAGTTCGCTATCTTCATAAATTCAGCTTTCTTACCATTGATAAGATTTTTCATTTTGTCTTGGTTGGATTTGTTTACCAAATCATAAACCTTTGTAACCGCAGATGCAGTGAATAAGTCAACCTTCATATTACCGTCTTTAAACTTTACATTTTTTAATTGTTTGTTTTTAACAATATCTCTTAGAACATCTAAGTTATCTTCTGAAAGATATGATGCACGTTCTAGTGTATTCTCTTGAACCTTCTGTGCAAGCTTAGATTCTCTTTTTGCTTTACGTTCTGACATACGTTTAAAGAATTGTCTCGCTTCACGAGTTCTGCCGTCATAAGGGTTTTTCTTTTTCTTCTTCTGCATAACTGCGTCTGGTGGTAATGAAACTCCACCCCCAGCAACAGAGTTTACTGGTGCATCTTCGTTCTTGATACCCAACTTCGGATCATCATAGAACTTCTGCATCAAGTCATCAAACTTTAGACTCATAATAGATCCCCTATATCTACTTCTTTAATATCTTCAGAAGATACAAAAATCTTCTGTTTTGTTTTCTGATGAATTACTGGAAACACATCTACGCCGAGAATGGTATCAGCTGGTGGTGTATCTTCAAACACCTCAACCTCATCTCCAGCGAGTGCATCAATCTCATCTTCTGCTTCTCCTGTCACAACGTCTTGGACAAGAACATACATCCCTTTAGACAATTTACCATTGTCTAATGTAACTTCTTCAACAATAGAGTCGTCAAACTCAATATTGTTTTCCTTCAAATATTTTAGAAATTCTCTTTCAAACATTTGAAGATCATCAACTTGTTCTTTGAAAGTATCTTTTAGTAGAAACAGGGCAGCAGCATAAGTACCAAGTCTTGTTCTAAGTCCTGGCACCTTTTGAAATATCTTTTTGATGTTGAATACTAATTTGTGTAAGATTGTATAAGCACTCTGTTCTGATTGTTTATACAATTTCTTATCTGTTCTGTTGCCGTCTGCATCAATGATACCCATTTTAAATGCATCAGTCTTTTCAAACGGCGTGGTTAGCAGTTTGATGAAACGGTAAGTAACAAATAAATCTATCGCTCTGCCCATTATAGTTTCTCTAATACTTTCTTTATTTCGTGTACTTCATCTACTTCTGTTAATTCACCTTCTGGTAACATGTTCAGAAAAACCATGAATGTTTTGAGAACACTCCAAAGTTCTGGTTCAATCTTAAACAATAACAGAGTAGATCCAGCGTCTGCACCAAATACATTATAGATGACAATCATGTGATTAAGTATCAGGCGTTCTTTAAGTTCACCACTTTCTTGATACTTTCTCAATAAACGCTTTATATACTTAAAGCGTTTCATGTCATCATGGAACTCGGTTTCACCTTCACACTGTGGATTATCATAATGTTTGATAGCAAACATCGTGATATTATCTTTAGTTAATTTCTCAAACATAAACCCCTACCGTTGATTAAACGATTTTGGCCATGACGAAATGAGTTCCTGCTCCAGTTTTCTCGTGTACGATTTCAAGTGACAGTCCACCCTCTACTCTGTGAGAGATACCATCATCATTAACATCACCTTCTTCATCTTTTCCAAATCTACCACCGAATTGTGTCAATGGCATAGAAACTTTCCCACCATCTTCACTTAGATCAACTTCATCGAAAGAGAGGGCTAGGCGTCCTAGCCGCTCCCTAATTTTGTTCATTGCATGTTCTGGAATCAAATACTCGATTTGTCCCATCGCACCAAGAAACGCATTAATTCTTTCGATGTTAGCTGGGTTCGATACGTCATTGGAAAAAGAATCAGTATCCACTGGATATCCACCGTCAACTGCCTTTTCGGCCAAGTGCTTTTTAAAGCTCTTCATCTTCTTCTTCCTCTTCTACCACTACCTCTTCGATTTCCTCTTCAACCACATTAGGGTTTACTTCAAGAATCTCTTGGATGGTTTCTGGTTTTTTCTCGGGCATTGGTTGCCCGTTTGCTCCATATCTAACAGCCATCACTTACTCCTTAAGCGATTGTTGCACCGTTGTTTGCAAGTACAACCCAATTTGAGTTTGTGAAGATAAGTGTTACTGTATCGTTCACATCAGCAAAAGTGATTGTTGTACCGTTTGCAAAGTTAGATGGTGTGATAACAGAATCGCCACCATCAGCAATCATTGTGATGATTTTGATTTGTCCGTTTGAACCATCTGCCAAACCAGATGCATGAGCACCACCAGCAGTTACAGTATCAATGTGAGTGATAGATGTACCTGTTGCAGATGCTACGTCTGGCGCAGTAGTTGTATCGGTAATTGCTTGTGCAGTACCGTCCAAACCAATCCATGTAGGAATGTTTTGTACAAAGTCACGAGTTGTAACTTTTTTATTGACAGGGTTTCCAGATGGATCGTCAATAACGTGTAGAAGATCTTCGGCGGCAATGCCTGTACCTAGATCGTTGAGTGCTGTAATTTTCTTATCAGCCATTTTGTTTTCTCCTAATTGTTAAAACCCTCAACTCAGTGCAGTATTTACTGCTGCACTATCGTCTTGCGAGGGGATGCTACTGGCGGGATTCGCCTCACCTAATAGGTTTAGAAAAACGTCACATTGTTGAATTGCACCGCTAAGTGCATTACCCTGTGCTGTCAACTGCACCTTCATTTTATCTATGTTTTGCATCTGACTTTGAACTTTCTCTAAGTCAGATTGCAATTCCTTTCGTGTTTTTTCAACATCACTGACACTAAGTGTCTTTTCATTTTTTGCCATCATTTACTCCGTAGTTTATACTACTTATGCTGCCGCTGTAAGTGTACCTGCCGCTGCACCTGCTGCCGCAGAGATTGCAACACCAACAGCAGTTGTACCGTCTGCCTGATCGACAATCGTACCACTATTTAGTGCTACGTTCTGAGCACCAACTGTTAGTCCGTCACCGTCAGCAAATGTACCTGCTGCAGCACCAACTGCAACTCTGAATGTCAATCTGTTGGTTGAAGAACCAGATTGATAAGATGCAGACAATGTTGCTGCAGAACCGCCACCAACTTGGTCGTTAGTAAGAACGATTGTTGGTGTACCACCAGATGTATCGACTGTAACTCTTTCGTTAAAGACTACACGAACATCAATGTTACCACCAGCCGCTTCACTAAACGCTGTTGTTACAAAGTCTGTTGCAGTGATTGTTGCAGCACCAATACCTGTAGAAGCATCGACACCAGCAAGTTCACCGATTGCACAAATAACTTCTTCAAGTCCTTTGCCGTTCAGTTGAACCCAACCTCTGTCAGTTGCATAAACTGTCTTTTTTTGTTCAGCAGTGAGCCACTTTGGTTTGGACTCATCTGTTGTTGAAACGCCCCATAGAGCCATAGTTTTTCTCCTTGTTAGAGTTTGTTACTCTTCTATTTATCTAAATCCATATCTCTTCAATTGAGAAATGGTTTTTGCTGGACTCAGATGATGAATCCCAATACCACCAGCGTTCTCCCATTCTATAATATTCTTCTTATAATCATCAATCAGAATATTTGGTTGCCCGCCAGTTGTGGCATATTTCTGTTTATCTGCTCTCATAACAAGATGAACTTTACCAGTAGGTTTTGCATTTCGTGATAACCACTTTTGTTTGCCTGGCCTACTGTTACCATCTCTATTAGAGTATGCAGATAGAATGTTTGCTTGATATTTATTAATCAATTTCCACATTCTTTCAGCGCCTGGCATCCAATCAAGTGTTGCCCAGAAATCCTTCTTTGCCTTGATTGCATCCCAGCGCTCTTCTTTATCAGTCTTTGCGAAATCTTTACCAGTGAGTTTTTCATACCCACCGATAAAGTCGCAAAGAACCATATCCATATCACAGTAAATCTGTGGAAGCTCTGCTTCATTAATATTTGTGAGTTCCACAAGAGTTTTCATTTTTATTCCTCTTTCTCTGCTTCGGCAGGAGCAACTTTAACTTTTGACATTGGTTTCCCTGTCATAGTTTTACCATCCACTTCTGCCTTCTCTCTCTTCTCATCCGCTTCTTTTACTTTAGATGCCTCTTTCCACATATCAGAAATATGTTTTGCAGACTTTTCTACCAGCGAATATTCTTCTTTATAACTTTCTTTCTTAATCCAATTCTCTCCCATTGGATCATATGCATCATATGTGCATGAACTCTCGGCAGTTGGTTTCCCAAACATGTCACCACAGTTCTTGCAGCACATTTCACTCATATCTTTTTCTTCTTTCTTTGCTTTCTTGCGTAGTGCAGCAAGATCGTCAGCGCCGATATCACCGTCTTTGTCTACGTCAAGTTTCTTCTGTTTTGCAGAAAGTTCTTCTTCTTGCTCTTTTTCTTTTTTGGCAATTGCGATTGCAGCCTGTTGAGCACGAGAAACCGCCTCAAGTACTGCACTTTCCAAACTACCAGTTTTTGTTTTTAGGTACTTACTCACTTGGTTTCTCCTGTGCATTTAGTTTGTTAATAGTTTCTTGTGCCTTTGCGATTTGCAACTGCAATTGGGCAATACGAGTTTTCTTCTTGTCATCTCGCATCTGGTCGACAGCTTTCGCTGTATCTGGTTTTTGTGGTTCTTGTTCTTCGGCAAGTCCCATCTCTAAAGGTCTACCAATCATCTTTGATGCCCTATTAGAAGAGATACCACGTTTCAGTTTAACAACCTTACCTTTTTCTTTTCTAAGGTTATTCCTTGCCATGCTGTTTGCATCTTTCTCATCAGAGGAAAATCCAATCACATCTCCACTCTTAACTGATACAACTGCAAACTTGTTTGTTACTTCATCAAGTTCAACTTCTTCATTTAGTTTGTCGATGATAGAAACAATTGCAGCATCTAGTTTCTTCATATCAGCAGGACTTGCACCCTTCTTCTTTGCCATTCCTAGAACTGCCATTCTTTCACGATCTTGTGTGCGAGATGAGTGTCCTTGTTTCTTAACACGTTTCTCAAACTCTTTTGCAAGATCATCTACCATACCCTCTGCAATGATTGGGGCAATCTCTTCATTTCTTTTAGACTTCTGATATGCTTTATATTCTTTACGGCGTTCAGAATCTTTGTCAATAAGAGAAAGAATTTTTTCACGAGGTTCAGTATCCAACTCATCAACAAATTTCATCAGTTGTTTTGACTGCCCCTTCTTCATCATCATCGCTGCTTTCATAAAGTCCATCTTATCAATGCCACCATTCTTACGAGCATAGTCCTCAAGTTCCTTAGCAACTCGTTTCATATTCTCATCAATAGTTTCTTCATCTAGTTTACCACCAGCGTCAACAAATGCAGCGATTGCCATCTTTTTCTTTTGTTCATCTGATTTACCAGAAAACTGAGGAGCGTCTGACTTTTGGAAATCTGTAATCCATGCGCCCAAACCATCAGAGACTTTTAGTTTCTCTGCAATAGTCAATGCAGCTTCTTTCATTGTCTCTTCTTTATACATGTTCAACTCATACTTACCGTTGTCCATACCATAGACTTGAACTTGGATTGCCTTCTTACCATCTTTACCTAGTAGACGATATGAGTTAGTCTTACCTTTAGATGGTTTACGAGGGCCTGATGCAACTTTGTCATCAATCTCTTTAGGGTCAACTTCGATACCAAACTTCTTCTTTGCAAAGTCATATGCGTGTTTCAGTGCAGATGAGAAGTCTTTGTGATAGAGTTCGTAACCAGTAGATGATTTACCTTCTTCTAGTTCAACTTCTTCAATCGCATACTTAGACCAAGAACCTGTAAAGTTTTTCTTCATCCACTTACTGATAACTGGACGAGCATCACCATTTGGATTCTTCTTACCAGCAACATACAAGTCATCAAACAACTCATCATCACCAATCAGTGCATAGAGTTTATCTGAAGCGTCATCACCTTCTTTACCAAGTTTAATTGGTTTGGACATAAGTTTCTTCAAAGCATCTTTTGCCTTTGGTGAATCTGGAAGAGCCCATGTGCCTTCTTTGATGTCATCAATAGATGCACCCATATCACCGATAGCAAATGTTACTTTACCATCTCTCTTGTATAGGAACTTCTTAACTGCACCTTCATTACCTTTAGTGACTAGAGTAATCTTTTCAACTCTTCCCTTGTTGACTACATTCTTTGCTTTCACAACATAATCAACAAAGTCTTTACCTTTACTGATTGTAGAACTGGTTTTGAGTTTGATAGTATCACCCTTCTTCATTTTATCAAATGCTTTGACAAGTTTGGGGTCATCCATTTTCAACTCATCAAGTTCTAGTTCTTCTTTGACAGACTCAACTTTGTCATGGTCAATATTTGCATGAAGTCCTTTCATCTGTTCATGTGTGCCAGAAAGTTTATTCTGCATCCACTCTGGAAATTCACCACCACCTTGAATGTGTTGCATGATTTCGTTTGCAGCATATACAATGAACTTTAGTTGATCTGATGCCATAGAACCTTCATCTGGTGTTGCTGGTTCGTCTTGTTCTCTCTTAACAGTTTTTGCTTCTGTCAAAGGTTTTAAGAGATTATCTTCTCTAGCACGAACTTGTTCAAGAAGATCTCTCATTGTTGTTGAGTATCTAGTCATAGTTGTTTTCCCATATCTGGATTACCAGATTTCCTTTTCCTTTAATTATTCTGTGATATTCCATTTTAGGAATATTATAAAGTTTTCCTTTTTCAAGTTCTATAGGCAATCGGTTATCCATTTGCAATTTCCAACCCTCACCTTCTAACACTGTTACTTCTCTAGTTTGTTTGTCTCTGTGCCAGATTAATTCTGTTTCATCAACATCACTAGAAAATTCTCTTACAATGTATTTATCTTCTACTACTTGTGTATATGGTTTTACCAATAGAAGTTGCCTCCACCACTTAGTCCTAGTTGTTTTGCATAACGAGGTAGGTTACAACTCCAGTAACCCGCTTTTGTTTTGTCTTTCTGTTGGTCGCAATTGTGACGAGCAGCAAAATTCTTTCTCGCCTCTGGGTCATCCAACTTGAC